CTTTTGCATAATCCCGAAATAAATCTTGCAATTCTTTAATTACTTTTTGCACAGGCGGACCAGAGAAGAAATCAATATTTCCAGTTACATTCCTAATTCTTGGGCAATAATTATCTACTGGTGTTATTGTTCCAAAGGATCTGCAAACCATCGGCCTAAAACCATAAATGCTGCAACCACCTTTATAGAAAGCGCAAAGTTTCTTTGATTCACCACCCTGTTTCCATGTTTCATCGTACATTGCTTCTTTTAACGAAGCAATTACTCCCTGCATCCACTCATCTGCTTGTTCTTGCCCTTTATCTTCAACTATAAGATAGTATTGCTGTGTTAATCTGAAAGCTATGTTTGCACATTCAAACATCGGTATAACGAGTCCGATATGGCAACATTCGCCAGACCCAAGACATTTGTATTGTGTTTGATTTTGTTTTGCTTCAATAAGTCTTACTTGATTATATAACATATCAAGTCTTGCAAAGTTTACAATATCTCTGACTGAGACGCTTCTTTTCATCTTCCCATTCCCTTTTTTCTAGCTCTGTTCATCTTCAACTGCTCTCGTTTTTTCTTATCAACCATTTCTTGCATTGGTGATTTTGGTCTTCTCATAGAAGTGCTTGCTAAATTACGTCCCTTTCCTCTGAATTTCAAAAGATCGTATTTTTTACACCAGTTATAAACTGCCTGTGGAGTAACCTCAATATTGTAGGTCTGTTTTAATAACTTGCATATATCGGTGAGATTCATTCGCTTTTGAACATAGTGTTCGTAAAGCCATCCTTTGTCTTTATAAGGTTCAGACATTTATGATCTCGTTTTCCAATACCATAAACCAATGCCAACGGCATCAACAATATCATCATCTCCAAGATCTATATTTGCATCTGGGAATTCTGATTGTATTATTTCTCGCACACGCTTTTTGCGCTCTTCTTTCTTTTTTAATTCAATACTTTTTTTTCTTCCATCGCTTGATAATTTTTCTTTATCTTTTGCAGTTAAGTTTTTATAACCAACACCACTCCTCCAAACTAAAGGACTGACATCTGCAACCGTATGGCAGTAAAGGGAGGCGATGCCCCAAGTATATCCAATTATATAAGAAAGCAATCTGCTTGTTTGAAAATTCTGGATATAAACAGATTGTTCTATGATACATGCATCAACTTCATAAAGTTTACATATAGCTTCTATATTAGCTTTGATGGCATTAAATTTATCTTCAATAGAAGAACCTTTTGTAAAAACAATTTTATCTGTTTTGATTACTTTTATTGAATCGTCTTTTTCCGATATTGCCCAAGCCAACGAGTGCGATGCTGGATCAACAGAAAGGACTCGTTTCACTTCTTGTTTTTTTAAATAATCCAAAACCATAGGATTATATTATATCTCATTGTTTAACTTTTTTTCGTCCCAACCCCATGAAATAAGTCTTTTTTTAAATCTTTTTTGCTTACACGATTCACAAATATCTTCTTTATTGTAAGAGGATAACACTGTGTTGCAATCTTTATTTTTGCATATTCGTTTTTTTGTTTTATTTATTTTTCTTTCATGGTATTTTTCCAAAAGTTTTTTATTTGTAACTATTTTTCTACATTCTGCGCTGCAGTAAATAGTATTATAAACTTTTGCTACGAAAGGCATCAAACAATCTTCATTGGCACAAGTCCTTTTTTCTTCATTAAACATCAACCACTCTTTGGCAGGTTAGAAAGGCTCTTCTTCCTGCTCATTTTCTGACCAACAAAGATTAAACAAATTACAGTCTGCGCAATTTGCTGAGCTTCTCTTGTATGGCCTATCTGGAATTTTATTATCAATAAAATTCTTATATATTTTACTATACTTCTTAAAGAGTTTATCTATAAACTCATCATCTCTTTCGATATAGATTGGCAAAATCTCTTGGTTATTCTTGTTTTCATAAATGACATAACCGCCTTCAAGATCTAAACATCTCATATAAATCTGAGCTTGTCTATAATGTTCATCCTTAGGCTTATTATAAAGCTGTCTATAATGGAAACCCTCAGAGCTAATCGACTTTAATTCAATTAACTTATGACCATACCAGTCGATTATGCCGTCAGCTGTGCCCTCAATTGGGGGATTATCATAAGTAACGGGAATCTCTTCGCCAACTAAAATCCCCATTTCTCTAAGGTAGCCATACAAACGCTCATGCACAGCATGCCCATTATCAAAAATCCTGTATGTCTGAGGCTTGAAAGACGATTCAACCTCTGCTCCATTGAAAAGATAAAACCAATATCTTGCACATTGGTTTGTATAGCTTGGATGAAACCCGCCAACCTTTTTCATTTCTGGCTTATTTCTCTTTGAAAGCAAGTCATCTATTGAATTCACAAGCTCTATTGCCTGTTCTTCAGTTGTCTTAACTATTTTCTTTTCTTTTGGCTGTCTTAAAGCCTGCAATGATTTCACTGATATGTTCCTTTAGCTGCTATTTTTAATGCATTTATATTTTCCGAAAGAGCTTCGTACATCGTTTTCCAAATGTCATTAACAAATTTGTCTTGTTCAGACATCAACGATGACTTTCTTTTAAAAGCTTGCGATTTTACAATCATAACAGTTCTGTAGGCAGCTAGGACATTTAAATATTTAATTGCTTGCATACCAACATAATGTTCAGGTCTATTAATAATATCTTGTACTATTTTCAAACATTCAATAAATTCCTCAGATTTATCGCCCATCTGTTCTGCGAGCCATTGAGGATCAACAATTATTTCAGCCATTTCTTTCCTTAACTATTAGATTTATACCTACATCTGACAAGAATGTTTTGACTTTATCAAAGTCCATATATTTTTCATCGTTATAACAAACAACCGTTGACACGCCAGAAGTTGCTATGAGTTTAGCACAGCTAAAACACGGTGGGCCGTTTATGATCAGAAAACCATCTTGCCTTAAAGAAACATCACTCCATAAAAGAGCATTTGCTTCTGCATGAACTGCTATGCAGTTATCATAAACAGAACCATGCTCAACATCAGACGTTGCTCTTGGACAAAATCCCTGATCACAATGTGGATACTTAGGAGGAGACCCATTATATCCCATGCCAACAAGTCTATTGTTTTTTGTTAAAATAATTGCACAATATTTTTTTCTTGAGCATGTAGAAAATTGTTCGGCCATAAAGTCTGAAACTTTTAGCCATTTTAATTGTTTACTATTCTCCAATAGTATTGTCCTGTATTTTTTTTATTAAAGTCCTTGTTCTTTTTCTTAATGCTTCAATTTCATCAATTGAAATTTTCATTAAATTTTTCACAATAGGATTATCAATATCGCTATTTATTCTTATTTCTAATCTTTTACAAATGTCAGTTTGATCTAAATCTTTTGTTTCCATTTCTTTATCCTCTTCACATGCAATACAATCAGAATCATGTCCTCTATCTATGCATATAGTGCAAAAAGCATGACCGCATGGAGCTATTGATTCTGCAATCACATTACAACAACAGCAACCAATTAGTATATTATTTGGAATTTGCACATATTTATTTTCTTTTATCTTCTCTAACTGATTTTGAAGATCAGCAATAATTTTTTTCTGAGAATTTAACAGTTTCTCTAAATGATGCGCTCTATCTGTCCATTGTTTTAAAAAATTATTCATAATCAGAACCCTGTATTAGCTCTTTCAATACGTGCCATTCAACAATGGCTACCTTTACATCAGAATCATCTCCTAGAACAACAGATATAAGTGGATGTTTATAGTTAGATTTCCAAGCATCTTTTCTAAGCTTAATCCAAGCATCTCTTGTTAAAGTAAATGTTTTGCCATTATGCTTATAATCAATAACGAATTGATTCATTACAGCATCACCTTTCTTCAGACCACGGCCAGAATTTTTAACTGGCTTAGCCCCGTCGATTTTTGCTTCTCTTTTTTCGTCACGTTTCATATTAGTCAATATCTATATCTTGAAATTCCGATACTTCACGTAAAAGCTTTGTAATTTGTCTATATATCAAAACAAAAATTGATACGAAAAGGATTGCTCCTACGATCATTTCTTAAATTCTGTCCAAGTCTTATCGCCTTCACCAAAGTATTCTCTAGCGAACCCAGAATTTATTATATCTTTGTTAAGGCAAGAATTTTTTGATTCATTATAAACTTCTGCAAGCACTCTTCCATATTTCTCATTTTTATCCAAAACAGTTTTAATGTAAATTATTTTTTGATTATCATCAACCCATTTTTTGGTAAAGTCTTTTGCAGCCAAACCCATAACCTTTTCTTCTTTATTAGAAGTTCTACTTTCTGGCGTATTAACACCGTAAAGTCTTATTCTTGCATGGAAGTGGATGTTAAAACCAACATCTATTAAAACATCAAGCGTATCTCCATCAATTATTTTTTTCACTTCCGCTCTGTAGAAAAACAGTTCCATTATCCCTCATCGTATAAATATAAACGTCACCATTTTTTTCCAATTTGGTGTCTTCATATGGAGAAGCAATGCGTCTATATAACTCCAGTTTGGCACATTCTAATGCACCAACTAATGTATTTATTGTAGCATACGACAATCCCTTTTCTTTTATAAAGTAATCACAAATGCTTGAAATTGTATAATTAATCTCTCCAGAATTACTTGGAGGATTGAAATTTAAATTTTCTCTATTTTGTTCCGTTATGTAAGGCATTATGCTCCTTCTGATGGATAGTGATTTTCTATATACTCAATAGCTTCTTCAAGATTATTTACAATCTTTGTAGCAAGATATTTCATATATACTCTGTCTTTATTATCATTATCGCAAATAACAACAATTGGTTGACCATGTATTTTAGACCATGACATTTCAAAATCAGTTCCAATATATGGTCTATCTTTTATTAGGTATTCAACCAAAAGAATATCTGATCTTTCTTGCATAAATAAATTTTTTTGAGCAACTTCTTCTGGGCTAATGTGACCAGTCTCAGAAATCAATGTTGGGTCGTATACTCTATAGCCTCGTTTTTCTAATTTTGCGGTAGCTTCTCTTCTCCAACCAATTGCAAAATCACCAACATGGTCAATTGCACCAGAAAGAAAAACAACTGGTTTTGTTAAATAGGCCAATGGTATTCCAAATCTGTAGGTTCATTAAAGAATTCGCTGTAATACTCAAAATTCTTTCTTAATAGGTTTGAACGATGAGAACGGTGTACTTTATCATCACCAAACCATGTTGGATAAATAATTTCGTTATCAATGTTTTCAAAACTCATATTGTTTTTATAACCACGATTAATCCACTCTTGTATAACCGTGTTCTGATAATGCTGCAAAGCCGTTTCAAATCCCCTCCACATCCTTACAGCTGGATGGTTTCTCCAGCCAGAAGATTCTGTTCTATCAAGCAGAATATTTAAAATCTGGAATGTTTCAACGCGCTGTTTGCCAAGCCTTCTATAATCCAGAATCTCAGCGGTTCTTTTGAAATCAGCGTATGGCACAAATGTTTGCATAGCCCCTCCTATGGGTTGCCTAATATGAGTTTGCCGATCTCCACCCTATCATCTTCTGAAAGGGAAATTGCGCCAAGACCGTTCCATTTTTCTTCTTTAAATGAATACCATGCACCCCGCCGTTTGATGATATCCATCTCTACTGCAATATCAACTAATTCTCTGTCTGCGTCGATTTTACCCTCTTGAGGTAAGACATAATAATAACCTGATGCCCCAATTGTAGGAATCTGTTTTGTTTTTTCGATTGTCCAAACTGCTCTTTGCGATGTGATTGTGTTTGTTTCATCTCTTTCCATTTCTTTTTGTGACATTGACAGGAATAGCTTGATTATATTATGCATGTTGTGATGCACCGTATTACCCATCTTTGCTTTAGTAACTGCATACATACCACTCAAATCAACCGTCTGGTGGGCGACGAATAGCATGATGTTTCTTTCTTTATGCAGATAGTTAACAAGTTTTTGCAAGAAGAACCCCTGCGAGCGTGATTGAAGACCCATTGCTTTACCGCCCTCAGGTTTATCATAAAATTCTTCTTTTATGATATTAGACAATGAATCAAAAAGAAAAACATGCTTCTCAACATCATTGGTTAAATAACCAATAATTGCCTTTAAAATTTCCTCAACAATTGTTGATTGAATAACAACAATGTCATCAATATCTATTCCACACTTCTTTGCATATTCATCATTATACGAATACTCAGAATCTACAATTACCGGTCTATAACCTCTTCTTTGTGCTTCTGCCAAAATTCTAAAACACATTGTTGTTTTACCAACAGATGGCGTTCCCCAAAATAAGTGGGTAGCACCCGTGTTTAATCCACCGCCCAAGGCTCTATTCAGCCCCACACTAGGCGTTGGAATGACATCATGCGTTGGCATGCTGTCGCCTTTTCTTTTATCAACTACTAACAAAATAATCTTCTTTCTTTAAGTTTTTTCTTTCAATATAATCTTCAACGGAGATTATTCCCGTGTCGGACTCTATTTTAAAAGAGTCCATTCTTGTAATCGTGTTTTTATCTTCGATTTTTTCAAGACGAGCAGCATACCACTTTTTCGCCTCAACAAGATTCTTTAGCTTATTATAATTCGCTGGGAAGATCACGACCTTGAAGATCCTTTCACCGTCCCAACAATAAACATTCGCCATTTGTTTGCCCTTGGATGTTGTAAATGAACGAACATAGAAAACATAGACAAGGCTCTTTTCCTGCCGTGCTGTTCCTAATCCAGTTTGATATAACCAATTATGTTCGTGCTCCAGACCCTGCTTTTGCAACATAAACAGTTCATGCAATGATGAACCGCTATATTGATATACATCGCAGAAATCATGCAATGTGCGATCACCAATCAATGCATAAACATAATCTCTTGTGGCAAGCTCTGTGTTTCTTTCGGCAAAGACCGTTGAAGAACCAGAATGGTCTTCAAACTCAATACGCAAATATTGTGGAGTCTTTTTCGTGGAACGCACCACGGCCTTAATTAACGTCAATGGAGAATTGATTTCATGGAAGTCGGCAAGTTGCCCGACAAACTCATCCAATTCATTTCTATCTCCAGAGTCTTTGATTGAGAAGCCGAGTATTGGCAGATAATATCTTTCATGGTCAAAGCTTGAAACATGACCAATTGATTGAAAAGCGCCGACCTTTTCAAGATTTTCCCGAATCGTTATCTTTACAGCAGACTTTCTGCATTTGTTAACAAACTCATCATAGGAATGGAATGGACGCTTTGACATAATTTCATCGATTGCAGACCGACCGCAAGCCATGACGTTTGACAAACCAAAACGAATATAACCACCATCATCATTTGTTCCGATTGTAAAGAACTCCTGTGATTCATTGATGTCAGGAGG